TTAATAAAACTCTATACCCGTAATCTTCAATGAGTTCTGGCGCTTCCCTTTAATTCCTTTTACATATTCAAAATGAATGTTTTTGATTGCCATCTTTATGAATTCAGTTTTTAACTCATCTTCCATTAATTCCCAGCCGTTTAGCAATGAATACTTGAAATTTTTAATCTTCTCATAGTTAAAAGTCTTACCCTTATCATTATCCTTGCGCTTTTCATACTCATGTATTTCTTTGTCAATACGACTTATTATTGGAAAAGCTTCATCCTTATCCATCATACCTTCTATAAAAAGTGTTTGACATCTAGCGCGTTCTTTTCGCAACTTTTCAATATCGATGCCGACATCTTCTATTTCTTTAGGTTGGTTTTCGATTTTATATGATGTTAAATCAAATTGTTTTAGATAATTGTAAAATTGTTTTAAAACCTCGCCTTCGTCGATGTTACATGCATTTTTATTTTTAGTATTTTTGCAGTTAGAACAAAAGTATAGTTTAGAATACCAAACTTCTTTATTTTTAGGCGTATGCTTGACTGTGTTTAAAGTCAATTTCTGGTTACAGTTTGGACATAATAGTTTACTTCTGAAAATAGCGTTATGTTTTACGATTGTAGAGTTAGTTTTTTCACTTATCCTTAATTTTATTTCTTCGTATTCTTCTTCACTTATAATAGCTTCGTGGGTGTTTTCGACGAATATGTCACCGAAAACAAGATGACCTCTAGCTACCGGACTCGTTAGAGCATTGCCTATAACTGATCTGTGCCAGTTTTTACCTAAGGGTGCTTTGTATTTAGAGTTGTTCAATTTTATAGTTATTTCTCTTAAACTAGTACCTTTTTTCGCTTCTTCTACTGCAAATCGTAATACTTTTTTATATTCATTAGGCACAAATTTATCGTTTACTCTGTCGTAATAGAAAGGAGGGACAGTTTTAGCTAACCCTTTTCTAGCTGATGCGCGTCGACCCATTGCAGTACGCTCTTGAATTGTAGTACGCTCCCACTCTGCCATAGCACCTACTAATGTTACGAACAAACGTCCCATAGCAGAAGTTGTGTCATATACTTCTGTTGCGCTCCTAAACAACACGTTTTTATTCTCAAACAATTCTAGTATCTCTAGTAAGTCTTTAACACTTCGAGTTAATCGATCTAGTTTATAGACTAAAACCAAATCAAAATTATCTATTTCATTCAACATTTCTTGTAAAGCGGGTCTGTCTTTTTTAGCTCCGGAGTATCCAGCGTCAGTATATACTTTATGAATTTTCCAGTCGTTTATGTCGCTGTAAGCTCTTAATTTTCTTTCTTGTTCTTCGATAGAGTGTCCTTTTTCTTTTTGTTCAAGTGTACTCACTCTAGTATAAATTGCTACTTTCATGTGCTCCCTCCTCAAAATTGGCAAAAAATAATAAGGGTAGGCGGGCTACCCGTGAAAATTGTATAAAAAAAGAGAGAGCGCAGATGCACCCTCTCATGTCGCAAATATTTCAGCGACTTGTCTAATTTGAAGCTTGCCGCAAATATTTCAGCGGCTTGTTTTGTATATATGTAATATACCATCAAAGAGAGTGTAGTTCAAGCGATTTAACTAAGAAATCTAATTTTTATACTATTTTCAATTTTATCTACTGTTTCTTTTGAATATGATATTTCTCCGGCAGGGTCATACCTATTAATTTTCGATATTCTATCCTTGCTGATTGTAGTGATATTTAAAACGTTAGCATAGGTCTTTTTATACTTGAATCGCTCATATCTTTTGCGAACCTTCGAATATTTTTTGAAGTCGTCATTCAGCGATTTGTTTTCATCAAGTAATTTTTGATCGTATGGGTTTTCTGCTTTTGACACCTTTTCAAGATTGTTCATGATTTTTTTAGCTAAATCCTTACCCGTTACGTCCATTTTTTCCAATACTAAAGGTAACAAATCTTCTTCGATATGCACATTGAATTTACTTCTGGAAGATGTAAGTGGAACTACCGTTAATATTGGATTTTTATTTGAATCGTGATTATTAAGTACCATACAAAAATGGTTTCCAGAAAACTCTCTGCCAACATTAACACCTAACTTTACATAAATTATAGTGCCTTTTTTATATCTGGTGTAACTTTTGTTTTCTTTTAACAATCTAACTTCATCCAATAAAAACTCTGAATATTCAAGACACCATGAATTCATATATTTAAATTTGTAAATCTCGCTATTTTGAATCTTTTTAAAATTATTAACTGCTGTTTCTAAAGGTGCGTTCTCTTCCATCCCTCATCCTCCTCGCGCCACATAGGCGTTATTAATCACAATACAACTTTGCCCATTACTTTAATATTACTAAACGAAGCGACTTTGATATCATCATACTTCGGATTTAGAGATACCAAATTAATATAGTCTTCGCATATATCTACACGCTTGATAAGACTTACTCCATCTAATACAACGAGTGCAATTGTACCATCTTTAATAGAATCTTCTTTCTTAATAAAAGCGTATGTTCCTTGTTTTAACATAGGTTCCATTGAATCACCATTAACTAAAATACAAAAATCAGCATTTGATGGCGTTTCGTCTTCTTTAAAAAATACTTCTTCATGCAATATGTCATCATATAATTCTTCTCCTATGCCAGCACCAGTTGCACCACATGCAATATACGATACTAGTTTAGACTCTTTATATTCATCTATAGAAGTGACTTTATTCTGTTCATCTAATTGCTCATTTGCGTAGTTAAGTACGTTTTCTTGGCGGGGAGGTGTGAGTTTGTTGTATATGGAAGTGATGTCGTTTTTTTTATTATTTCTTGTAGGAAACAAATCATCGATACTGATATTTAAAATATGAGCAATTTCAAACAAATCATCTTGTTTAGGAGTTCTGTACCCTGTCTCATAATTTGAAATAGTAGCTTTTTTAGTGTTGAGTTTTTCTCCAAGTTGATCTTGAGTTAAGTTCAATTTGGTTCTATAGTATCTGATTTTATTGCCTATAAATTTCGCTAATTCTTTTTTATCCATTTTCTTACCTCCTTAAATTTACCTATAGTATAACCCAATTATTTTTGGTATTCAACAAAAAAATACACGAAAAGCAAACTTTTATGTTGACTCAAGTACACGTATCGTGTATAGTAGGTTTTGTAAGCGGGAGGTGACAACATGCAATGGAATTTAATAAAGTTGAGAAAAGAAAGAAAGTGTACTCAAGAAGATTTAGCAAACCTCTTGAATATATCAACTGAAGGTTATCGTTTAAAAGAATTAGGAAAGCATCAATTTAAGAATGATGAGATGTTTATTATCGCTGATTTTTTTGACGAAAATATTGGAGATATTTTTTTACCCACAAAGTACACGAAACGCAAACAAACATCTTAAAGGAGACATAACAAATGCAAGACCAATCATTAAAATTAGTAAAACTACAACTAAAATATCATAACCTTTCAGGACAAATTGAAGCTTATGATAAATCACTTAAAGAAATAAGATACACTCGAGATCTTTTCAACAAACATCTAAGCATGAATAACGAAGACGCATTTGCTGGTTTGGAAATGGTAGAAGATGAAATTACTAAAAAGCTACGAAGTGCTATCAAAGAGTTCCAAAAAGTAGTGAAAGCGTTAGACAAGCTTAACGGTGTTGAAAGCGATAACAAAGTTACTGATTTAACAGAGTGGCGGAAAGTGAATCAGTAACATTCACTTCTTAATATAACCACGCTTATCAACATCCACATTGAGCAGATGTGAGCGAGAGCTGGCGATGATATGAGCCGCGTTTAAATACATTCGATAGTCATTGCGATAACCGTCTGCTGAATGTGGGTGTTGAGGAAAAAGGAGGATACTCAAATGCAAGCATTACAAACATTTAATTTTAAAGAGCTACCAGTAAGAACAGTAGAAATTGAAAACGAACCTTATTTTGTAGGAAAAGATATTGCTGAGATTTTAGGATATGCAAGATCAGACAATGCCATTAGAAATCATGTTGATAGCGAGGACAAGCTGACGCACCAATTTAGTGCATCAGGTCAAAACAGAAATATGATCATTATCAACGAATCAGGATTATACAGTCTAATCTTCGATGCTTCTAAACAAAGCAAAAACGAAAAAATCAGAGAAACCGCTCGGAAATTCAAACGATGGGTAACATCAGATGTCCTACCAGCTATTCGCAAACACGGTATATACGCAACAGACAATGTAATTGAACAAACATTAAAAGATCCAGACTACATCATTACAGTGTTGACTGAGTATAAGAAAGAAAAAGAGCAAAACTTACTTTTACAACAAGAAATTGGAGAGCTAAAACCCAAAGCAGACTATGTAGATGAAATCTTAAAGTCAACTGGAACATTAGCTACAACTCAAATCGCGGCAGACTACGGTATATCAGCACAAAAGTTAAACAAACTACTACACGAAGCTAGATTACAACGAAAAGTGAATAAACAGTGGGTGCTTTACTCAGAACACATGGGCAAGAGTTACACAGAATCAGACACTATACCAATTGTACGCTCTGACGGTAGAGAAGACACAGTTTTACAAACTAGATGGACACAAAAAGGTAGATTGAAAATACATGAAATCATGACTGAATTCGGTTATGAAGCTAACGTAACTGCTTAACAGGAGGGCGCAGCAAATGGAAGATCAAAACAAAAAAGTCATTTATTACTACTATGACGAAGCAGGTAATAGACAACTATTATCAATTGGAGATTTGAATCTCTATTTATTAAAAGATATTAAATCAAGATTTGGTTTATATAAAAAACAAATCCCTGATTTAGATAATCTGTTCGTTCAAATAGACGGTGTTGAATTTAAAGTACTATAACCCGAGCAATGCACCTCTTAAACAACATTATACACGAAAGGAGCATAAACAAATGAACACACTATACAAAACAACCTTCCTCATCACAATGGCAGTTGCGACTTGGAAGGTTTGGAAGATTGAGAAAAACACAAGATTTAAACTTAGAAATTTTGATTATCCAAAAATTAATAATGCTCAGAGCAAATCATTGTTGGATATTGCTAGTCACGATTTAAAAGATATTTAACTGTATTCAAAATTTTCATATCTTGTTGAGCTTTTAAGCTTTCGTATAAAGCTATTGAATAAATAATTTCGTAAGATACGTTTTCAGGAGCATCTTCTTTCAACTTATTTATTCTATCTCTAAAAAAGTCACTGTCACCACCGAATTCTTTTTCGGCTTGATTACTAAGTTCACCAAAGAAATTTTGAAAATCATTAAATTCCATACTTATCACCTCCTTTCACTAGGAGATAACTAAATTATACACGAAAGGAATGGTAGAAGTGCCACCACACATTCAACAAATGTTATACGAAATCCAGTTAAAAGCTGGTATACCTCAAAAATTAATGGAAATGCAAGGTTTGATAAACGATGAAACAACCAAAGAGGAGAAAAAAGAAAATGAGTGACACATATAAAAGCTATCTATTAGCAGTATTATGCTTCACAGTCTTAGCAATTGTACTCATGCCGTTTCTATACTTCACTACAGCGTGGTCAATTGCAGGATTCGCAAGTATAGGGACATTCATATTTTATAAAGAATACTTTTATGGGGTGGATGATTAAATGACTTGGTTTGAAGAATACGTTAAACCTAGTGTGGAATGGGAAAGAAAGGCAGAACAAGCTGTTTTAAGTGATGATGAAGTTAAAACGATCACTGAATATAGAAAGAAGTACAACAACCCGCATATTTACATGTCGGCTCAGAACAGAAATTATCTTGTTGAATATTTAGATAGACATACTGGAGACATAGTATTACACAATTTAAAACTTAAGAAATCATCCAGAAGAAGAGTGCATCAATATTTAATGGTCGGCCAAATAGTAGTGCCGGGCGAACCAAAAGGCACAATTTATGAAGCATCTCTGATAATAAGATAAAAAAACTGCTACTTGCGCCAACAAGTAACAGAGACAAACGATTAGCAAAATTAATTCACGTTCAATATAAAACGAAAAACGGAGGAAGTCAAGATGTATTACGAAATAGGCGATGTATGTCAGAAGGTAATTAATGTAGACGGATTTGATTTTAAATTAGCAGTTAAGAAGAAGGACCACAGCATTCTGGTGAATATCTTAGATTTAGAAGATAAGTTTATCGACGGCATAAACATAACTAATGAGAACGATCTATACACAGCATTAGACATATTAAATCAATCTATTTACGAATGGATTGAAGAAAACGCAGATGATTATGACAGACTAATTAACTTAGTCATGAAATGGTAGGTATAAGCATGAGAGATACAGAAAGAAATATATTGAATATTTTTAAGACGTTATTCGACGAATATACTTTGTCAAACCAACGAGCATTATTGGAAATTGAACGTAATCATCACGGATACTTATCGATTAATTTCTTGCACTATCACGACAGTTACAAAACAAACAATAAGCTTGTGCAGATACATGAAATCAATCCAGACAGCCATGAACGAATAAAAAATTTAATTATCGAGGTGCTAAGAGGTCATCGGAAGATTAAAAAAGGAGCATGAGGAAAGATATGAAAATAAATAAGTTAACTATATCGAACTTTGCTGGAATCAAAGAAGAAAAATTTAACTTTGACGGTAAAGATGCAAAAATATACGGCAATAATGCGACTGGCAAGACTACAACAGCAACCGCATTACAATGGCTGCTTTTCGATAAGGGTTTAGACGGTTCAACCAAATCATTTAACCCTGTACCTTTAAACGAAAAAAACGAAGAAAATTATGAGTTAATTCCGACTGTTTTCGCAGAATTTGAAATCGACGGAAAAATTACGACTTTTAAAAAAGAGTCACATCCTAAATACACAATAAATCAAAAAACGAATCGCAAGGAATACTCACGAAGTCGAACGAAGAAACAATATATCAATGATGAATCAATAAAAGTAAAGGATTATAAAGCTCGTATTGATGAACTGATTGATGAAGATGTATTCAAGTTAATTACGAACCCTCAAGCATTTAACTTACTAGATTGGAAGAAACGAAGAAGTTTGTTGTTTGAAATCGCTAAACCAATCAATGATGAGGATGTCATTAAAACAAATGATGATTTTAAAGAACTAAATAATATTCTTGGAGATCACGAAATTGAAACAAAGAAAAAGATTCTTACAGACAAGATAAAACAGATTAACAAAGATATCAAAGATATTCCGATACGTATTAACCAAACGCAACAAAATAAGCAGGATGTACCGGAATTCGATAATGATAGACACACAATCATAAAACAAGAAATTGAGCAACTTGAAAATGAGCGTATAGATATTCAAAACGGTGCAGAAGAAATTAATTTGCGTAACCAATTAGCTGATAAACAATCAGAATTGAAGCGCATAGAAGCTAATAATAGCGCCAGTAATGAGAACAAAATACATGCTTTAACAAATGAGCTACACGTTGAAAATGGAACGGTTGCGAATCTTAAAACAAGATTAAAGCAAAACAAACAACAAATTACACATGAAGAAAATCGACGTAATCAATTATTAGAAAATCATAAAGGATTAAAAAGTGATTTAGAAAAAGCTAAAAATCAAAAATTTGAATATCTTGATGACAATGTATGTAGTTGTTGTGGTCAACAGTTACCAGCTGAACAAGTGAGTGAGGTAAGAGAAAAAGCATTGCAGAAATTCAATGCAAACAAATCGAAAGAATTAGAAACAATACAAACATCTATCAATCACATTATTTCAGAGGGCAAGAAAATAAAGCCAATTATCGAGAAATTAGAGGATGACAACAATAATTTACAAATTAAAATCAACGAAGCAGAAGAGCGTTCAGCAAGAATACAAAACAAAATTAATAAGTTGAAAACAACTCACGTTGACGTTACGCAAACTGACGAATACAAAGCAGTAATGTTAGAGATAAATGAGATTAATCAAAAACGCTCTAACATCAGGAAAACTATTCAAGATAAAGTTTCAGGAATAGATGACAAAATAAGCGAACTTACTCAAGAAAAATCAGAAATTGAAGTGTCAATATCAATCGAAAAATCAAATAAACATCTAGATGATGTTATTTCTGAATTAAGAAATGAAGAAGACAGATTATTGGATGAAAAAGAAAAGTATTCACATGACCTTTATATCTTAAAAGAATTTACAACAACAAAAGTCAAAATGCTTACTGAAAACATCAATAACGAATTTGATATTGCTGAATTTAAGCTATTCAATACCTTAGTTAACGGCGAATTAGAAGAAACATGTTCAACAACGGTTAATGGTGTCGAGTATGACAGCGGTTTAAATAACGCCTCAAGAATTAATGTTGGCTTAGATATCATCAACACACTATCAAAACATTTTAAAGTTACAGCGCCAATATTTATTGATAATGCTGAATCAGTAACAGAGCTTATCAAAACAGAATCACAACAAATTCAATTGATAGTAAATGAACAAGATAAAAAATTAAGAATGGAGACTATATAAAATGACTGAAAATAATAAATTACAAACTATTGAACAACAATTAGTACAAGAAAAGAACGTATCTGACAACGTATTAAACAAAGTGAGAGTTTTAGAGTCACAAGGCAATTTGGAATTGCCAAATGATTATTCACCAAGTAATGCCATGAAACAAGCATGGTTACAAATCAGCCAAGATAACAAATTAATGAGTTGTAACGATACAAGCAAAGCAAATGCCTTATTAGACATGGTAACGCAAGGTTTAAATCCAGCTAAAAATCAATGCTACTTTATTCCTTACGGCAACAAAATGCAGTTACAACGTAGCTATCACGGTAATGTAATGATGTTAAAACGTGATGCAGGTGCTCAAGATGTTGTTGCTCAAGTGATTTATAAAGGCGATACATTCAAGCAAGAAATGGGAGAAACAGGACGTATCAAAGCGATTAAACACGAACAAGACTTCTTTAACATCGACAAAGAAAACATTATCGGTGCGTACTGCACAATCGTATTTAATGATGGACGAGATAACTATATTGAAGTCATGACTATTGAACAAATTAAACAAGCATGGATGCAGTCATCAATGATTAAAGATGAAAAAGCATTACAAAATTCTAAAACACATAATAATTTCAAAGAAGAAATGGCTAAAAAAACAGTTATCAATAGAGCTGCTAAACGTTATATCAACACATCAACAGATAGCAATCTTTTCAAATACGCACAAGAATCCGAACAACGTCAACGCAAAGAAGTGTTGGACGCAGAAGTTGAAGAAAATGCAAATCAAGAACAATTGGACTTTGAACAACCAGTTCTTGAAGAAGCACAATACACAGAATTAGAAAATGATAAGCCTATTGATGTATCTGACTTTGAAGAAATAAAAGAACCTGCAACAGAAAAAGAAAGCGAAGAAGAGCCATTTTAATTGAAACAATAGCAACTGGTTCAAGTGGTAACTGCTACGTCTTAAATGATGGACGTACTACGTTACTACTTGAGGCAGGTATAAAATTTGAACGTGTTCAAAAGCATTTCAAATATAAAACAAGACATATAGCAGGGTGTCTTATCACACACGAACATGGTGATCATGCAAAGTACACAAAGCAGTTTGTCGACAATGGTGTAATCAGCTATATGACTGCTGGAACACAACAAGCTATGAATTTTGAAAGTCATCGCTTATGCACGATTAAGGCAAAGCAAGAGCTGCGAATAGGTACATGGTCAATTCTACCGTTTGACATCGAACATGATGCTAACGAGCCTGTGGCTTTCTTATTACAAAGTACATTAGGTTATAAGGTTCTGTATGTTACTGATACAAAGTATTTGAAATACAAATTTAACGGCATTACGCACATGATGTTAGAAGTTAATTATATCTATGAACAAATACAGGAAAACATAAAAAACGGCAGTGTGCACAGCACATTAGCAAATAGAATTATGGAGTCTCATTTTAGCTTAGAACATGCTATAGGAATGTTGAAAGCAAATGATTTAACTAGACTTGAAGAAATACATTTAATTCATTTAAGTAGTCAAAATTCAAATGCAAAATACATTAAAAGTGAAATACAAAAAGTGACGGGCGCGCCCGTTTATGTTGGAGGTTTATAAATGCTAAACAGAACAATATTAGTTGGTCGTTTAACTAGAGACCCAGAATTAAGAACCACTCAAAGTGGTGTAAATGTAGCATCATTCACATTAGCAGTTAACCGCACATTTACGAATGCACAAGGAGAGCGCGAGGCAGACTTTATTAATATCATCGTATTTAAAAAACAAGCAGAGAACGTTAATAAATACCTATCTAAAGGATCGTTGACGGGCGTAGATGGTAGGTTACAAACGCGGAATTATGAAAATAAGGAAGGTCAACGTGTATATGTTACGGAAGTTATTGCTGATAGTATTCAATTTTTAGAACCGAAAAACTCAAATGACACTCAACAAGATTTATACAAACAACAAGCGCAACAATCACGTGGACAGTCTCAATATCCATATAACAAACCAGTAAAAGATAATCCGTTCGCAAATGCGAATGATCCTATTGAAATAGATGACGATGATTTACCATTCTAATTTAACCGGTTTGAAAGTGAGGTGTGTATATGACTGGTTGGATAAAACTTCATAGAAAACTATTAGATTCGCCTATTTTTCAGAACGAAAAGTTATTCAAAGTATTTGCATATTGTCTTATGAAGGCTAGTCATAAGGATCATACACAGCTTGTTGGCAGACGAGTTGTTGAATTAGAAAAAGGTCAATTTGTGTTCGGGAGAAAGCGAGCAAGCGAAGAGTTGCGTCTCAAAGAATCCACAGTAAGAGACTACATAAAACTTTTAGAAAACCTTGGAACTATCGTCGTAAAGTCCGACAACAAATTTTCTGTTATAACCGTTGTCAATTGGGCGATTTATCAAAGTATGGAAGAAAATTCCGACAGCAAAAACGACAACAAATCAACAACAAATGGACAACAAATCAACAACAAATCAACAACAAATCAACAACAAATCAACACAAACAAGAATGTAAAGAATGGGGATAATGTAAAGAATGATGAGAATGAGAAGAAGTCGAAGGCAGTTGCCTTCGACTTCTTCCAAGATAACGGATTCGGTTTCATAACTCCTTACAATTTAGACGATTTAAATTACTATCTTGATTCATTTGAAAATGATTCAGATGAAATAGTTACCGCATCACTTAAAATCGCTAAAGACAGAAACAAAGTTACTTGGGGATATGCTAAAAGCATTTTGAATACATGGCTTAATGCAAACTTGAAATCTATTGAACAAGTACGTGCATTTGAAAAGCAACAACTTGAAAGCAAAAAACAAAATTATAAACCTTACGTTAAACAATCAAAAGAAAAAACGCCTAAATGGCTCACAGACGGCACGAGAGAAACGAAAACGCCGGAAGTAGATGAAAACCTCGAGAAAGACAGAGAGGCTTTTATTAAGCGTCTAAATAGCAAATGGGAGTGATTGAAAATGGATGCATTTGATAAATACTATCTATTTGATCATGACGGCAACAAAATGTTTTCAGTTACACCACATTTTAAAGATGGTCGGCATTTAGTTGTTGGAATAAAAGAAACAAAATTTAATGGTCGTCGTTGGTATTTAGACGATTATGAATTAAATACACTTATTGATAATGAACAAATGGAGTTAGGACACCAAACAAGCTTATTTGAATATATATGAGGGATTACATGGAGATAGAAATTAAATTTAATGAAGTGTTTAATGCGCCGATGGGGTCGCCTCGTCCACGCTTTCGTAATACAGGTAGATATGCACACACATATATGCCTACAAAATATACAGAACATAAAAAATATTTACAAAATCAAATGCCAAAGCTAAATCTAGAAAATGCATTAAAAATCGAATTAGACTTTTACTTTCCATTGCTTAAATCATGGTCGAAGAAAAAGAAAAGCGAAACGGTTGGGCAGTATAAAGTGACTAAGCCGGATATCGACAACTTAATTAAAACGGTATTAGATGCTTGTAATGGCCATGTATGGAAAGACGATAACCAAATTACAGAAATAACTAGCTCAAAGCGTTATGGAATTGAGCCCAAAATAATCATACGAATAGAAGAAATATAAGAGGTGGAATAAATGGCGAAAACAGCAAGAATTGTAAGGATACACGATAAACCTTATAGGTTCAGTAAATTTGAAATGGAATTAATAGAAAGTCACGGTATAACCGCTGGAATGGTTTCTAAAAGAGTAAAAGACGGTTGGGAACTACATGAAGCAATGGACGCACCAGAAGGTACGCGTTTAAGCGAGTACAGAGAAAAGAAAACAATAGAAAGACTGGAACAAGCTAGACTCGAACGCAAATTGGAAAGAAAGCGAAAGAGAGAGGCTGAGCTAAGAAGAAAGAAGCCACACTTGTTTAATGTACCTCAGAAACATCCAAGAGGACGTTATGCGTGCTGGTTTGATACTACTTATAACCAAATGTTTAAGAAATGGCAGGAAGCATAAATGCCTAAAACCGATAGCGCATGTAAAGAATACTTAAACCAATTTTTCGGATCTAAGAGATATCTGTATCAGGATAACGAACGAGTGGCACATATCCATGTAGTAAATGGCGCTTATTACTTTCACGGGCATATTGTTCCAGGTTGGCAAGGCGTGAAAAAGACATTTGATACAGCGGAAGAGCTCGAAATATATATAAAGCAACATGGTTTGGAATATGAGGAACAGAAGCAACTAACTTTATTTTAAGGAGATGTAAAAATGAAAATCAAAGTTAAAAAAGAAATGAGACTGGATGAATTAATTAAGTGGGCGCGAGAAAATCCGGAGCTATCAAAAGGAAAAATTTTTCTTGCAAAAGTTTTTAGTAATGGATTCGTTCGTTTTCAACGAAATACAAATACGTGTTCGATATCAAGTTTTATTCCAATTGATACTCCTTTCATAGTTGAAGTTGAAGAGGAAATCACAGAAGATACAGTATTTGATAGGTTGTTTGAAGTGTACGAGCTTCAAGAGGGAGCCTGTATGTCAGCGTTACACACAAGTATTAGTATCAACGAACGTTTAGAGAACACGTTTTTCCCTACCAAAGCATTCTACATCTTGAACGACGGCCTAACTATGACATTAATTTGGAAAGATGGGAGATTGGTAGAATGAACTATGAAACAGGGTTCCAACTAAGCGTAATGGACGCTAGGTTGAAGAAGATGAGAAAACAACGTGATGAGTACAAGAAGCAACGATATGAGCTTATTGGGGTTATAGCGAAGTTACGAGATTGTAACAAAGAACTGGAGAAGAAAGCAAGCGCATGGGATAGGTATTGCAAGAGCGTTGAAAGAGATTTAATAAACAAATTCGGTAACGATGATGAAAGAGTTAAATTCGGAATGGAATTAAACAATAAAATTTTTATGGAGGATGACACAAATGAATAATCGCGAAAAAATCGAACAGTCCGTTATTAGTGCTAGTGCGTATAACGGTAATGACACAGAGGGATTACTAAAAGAGGTTGAAGACGTGTATAAGAAAGCGCAAGCGTTTGATGAAATACTTGAGGGTTTACCTAATGCTATGCAAGATGCACTCAAAGAAGATATTGAACTTGATGAAGCAGTAGGGATTATGACGGGTCAAGTTGTCTATAAATATGAGGAGGCACAGGAAAATGACTAACACATTAACAATTGATCAGTTACAAGAGTTATTACAAATACAAAAGGAGTTCGACGATAGAATACCAACTAGAAATTTAAATGACACAGTAGCTAGTATGATTATTGAATTTGTAGAGTGGGTTAACACACTTGAGTTTTTTAAAAATTGGAAGAAACAACCAGGTAAGCCATTAGATACACAATTAGATGAGATTGCTGATTACTTAGCTTTCAGTTTGCAATTAACTCTGACTATTGTTAATGAAGAAGATTTGGAAGAAACCACTGAGGTTATGGTTGATTTGTTTGAAAATGAAGTTACTTTACCTAAACTACATTCAGTTTATTTTGTTCATGTAATGCATACACTAACAGAACAATTTGTAAAAGGTATTGATAATAGTATTGTACAAGTTTTAATAATGCCTTTTTTGTACGCCAATACTTACTATTCTATCGACCAACTCATTGACGCATACAAAAAGAAAATGAAAAGGAACCACAAAAGACAAGATGGAACAGCAGACGCAGGGAAAGGATACGTGTAAAGACATCTTAGATCGAGTCAAGGAGGTTTTGGGGAAGTGAGAGAACGCACTAAAGTTATATATCGTGGTTGGAATAAGGAGATATTTATTTTACAGGGTAAAAATATGAATGTTATTGGTTTGCGCCAAATATTTGATGAACTCAAAAGATCGTATGAAGGTTATAAAATCGTTGTTATTCCAATAGAAGTTGATTTTGAAATCAAATAAATAGGAGTGATGAGAAGTGACACAATACTTAGTCACAACATTCAAAGATTCAACAGGACAACCATATGAACATTTTACTGCTGTTAGAGATAATCAGACGTTTACAGTTGTTGAGGCGGAGAGTAAAGAAGAAGCGAAAGAGAAGTACGAGGCACAAGTTAAAAGGGATGCAATTATTAAATTAGGTCAGTTGTTTGAAAATATAAGGGAGTGTGGGAAATGACGGATGTTAAAATTAAAACTATTTCAGGTGGAGTTTATTTTGTAAAAACAGCTGAACCTTTTGAAAAATATGTTGAAAGAATGACGAGTTTTAATGGTTATATTTACGCAAGTACTATAATCAAGCAACCAACGTATATTAAAACAGATACGATTGAATCAATCACACTTATTGAGGAGCGTGGGAAATGAATCAGCTGAGAATTTTATTACATGACGGTAGTAGTTTGATATTACATGAAGATGAATTATTTAACGAAATAGTATTTGTTTTGGACAATTTTAGAAATGATGATGACTATTTAACGATAGAAAAAGATTATGGCAGAGAACTTGTATTGAACAAAGGTTATATAGTTGGGATCAATGTTGAGGAGGCAGACGATGATTAATATTCCTAAAATGAAATTCCCGGAAAAGTACACTGAAATAATCAAAAAATATAAAAATAAAACACCTGAAGAAAAAGCTAAGATTGAAGATGATTTCATTAAAGAAATTAATGATAAAGACAGTGAATTTTACAGTCCTATGATGGCTAATATGAATGAACATGAATTAAGGGCTATGTTAAGAATGATGCCTAGTTTAATTGATACTGGAGATGACAATGATGATTAAAAAACTTAAAAATATGGATTGGTTCGATATCTTTATTGTTGGAATACTGCGATTATTCGGCGTAATCGCACTGATGCTTGTTGTCATATCGCCTATCTATACAGTGGCTAGTTACCAAAACAAAGAAGTATATCAAGGGACAATTACAGATAAATATAACAAGAGACAAGATAAAGAAGACAAGTTCTATATTGTGTTAGACAACAAGCAAGTCATCGAAAACTCTGACTTACTATTCAAAAAGAAATTTGATAGCGCAGACATACAAGCTAGGTTAAAAGTAGGCGACAAAGTAGAAGTTAAAACGATTGGTTATAGAATACACTTTTTAAATTTATATCCGGTCTTATACGAAGTAAAGAAGGTAGATAAATAATGATTAAACAAATATTAAGACTATTATTCTTACTAGCGATGTATGAGCTAGGTAAGTATGTAACTGAGAAAGTATATATTATGACGACGGCTAATGATGATGTAGAGGCGCCGAGTGACTTCGCAAAGTTGAGCGATCAGTCTGATTTGATGAGGGCGGAGGTGACAGAGTAGATGATGTGGTTAGTCATAGCAATTATATTACTAGTCATCTTATTGTTTGGTGTGATGTTGCAAGCTGAACAGTTAAAAGGCGATGTGAAAGTTAAAGAGCGGGAGATAGAGATATTAAGAAGTAGATTGAGACATTTTGAAGATTAAAAATATTTGTATGGAGGGTATTCATGACTAAAAAGAAATATGGATTAAAATTATCAACAGTTCGAAAGTTAGAAGATGAGTTGTGTGATTATCCTAATTATCATAAGCAACTCGAAGATTTAAGAAGTGAAATAATGACACCGTGGATTCCAACAGATACAAATATAGGCGGGGAGTTTGTACCGTCTAATACATCGAAAACAGAAATGGCAGTAACTAATTATCTTTGTAGTATACGAAGAGGTAAAATTCTTGAGTTTAAGAGTGCGATTGAACGTATAATTAACACATCAAGTAGGAAAGAACGGGAATTCATTCAAGAGTATTATTTTAATAAAAAGACTTTAATTGTGGTTTGTTATGACATACACATCTCTGAAAGTACAGCGCATAGAATCAAGAAGAAAATAGTCTCTAAACTAGCCGAAGAATTAGGGGAATACTAAAATTGACAGTAAAATGACAGTTTTTGACACCTAAAACGAGATATTATGATATTGTAAGAATTATCTTAAGACGTGGGGTAATAGCCACATTAGATGTTCTCATCGATGTGATTGAGAAGTGACAAACATATAAAAGTTGATATGTTACGCTATTAATCACTTACTACCTGCCTATATGGTAGGTAGTTTAATTCTTGCATTTTGAGTCATAACTATTTTCCTCCTTTCACATTTATTGAACGTAGCTCCTGCACAAGATGTAGGAGCATTTTTATATTTAAATAACTAGAGTAATTAACGTAAAGGCGTGTGATACAGTGAAAACAATTGATTAAATTAACACCGAAGCAAGAAAAATTTGTGCTAGGACTCATAGAGGGCAAGAGCCAACGCAAAGCTTATATTGACGCAGGCTATTCGACTAAAGGCAAAAGTGATAATTATATAGATAGCCGAGCTTTTGAGTTGAGTAAGAATAGTGCGGTTTTAGATAGGTATGAAGAATTGCGTCAAGAAGCAGCTGAACAATCAAAATGGACACGCCAAAAGGCTTTTGAAGAATATGAGTGGTTAAAGAATGTAGCTAAGAATGACATTGAAATAGAGGGAGTAAAGAAAGCGACAGCTGATGCATTCCTCGCTAGTTTGGACGGCATGAATAGAATGACGTTAGGAAATGAAGTTCTGACTAACAAAAAGATTGAAACTGAAATCAAGATGCTTGAGAAAAAAATTGACCAAATGGATAAATCAGAAAATAATTCACAAGAAGCAGAAGTTGCTAAAGCACTTATTAAGTTAGCGGGTGTTAATAATGATTAATGAAATGTTAAACCCGAAACAACAAGAAGTCTGGAACTGCTTTATAAACGATAAACCCAAAGTATTAATAGCGAGTGGTGCAAAAAGGGCAGGTAAAACATATGTGTTCATCCTGCTTTTTTTAATGCATATAGCTACTTATAAAGACAAGGGGCTTAACTTCATTATTGGAGGAGCAACACAAGCATCTATAAGACGTAACATACTAGATGATATGGAGTTAATACTAGGTAGAGAGTTAACACTCGACAAATCTAACGCAGTCAAAATATTCGGTAATAAAGTGTATGTATTCGACGGACAAAACTCGGATGCATGGAAAAAAGCGCGTGGTTTTACTTCAGCAGGTGCTTTTTTAAATGAGGGAACAGCATTACACAATATGTTTATTAAAGAAGTGTTCTCACGTTGTAGTTACAAAGGCGCGAGAATATTAATTGATACAAACCCCGAAAACCCAATGCATCCAGTTAAAAAAGATTACATTGATAAGAGTGGTCAACGATTATCGAATGGAAGACTAAATATCAAAGCATTTCAATTTACTTTGTTCGACAATACATTTTTAGATGAAGAATATATTGAATCGATTATAGCGAGTACACCAACAGGAATGTTCACAGATCGTGACATTTATGGTAAGTGGGTTTCTGCTGAGGGTGTTGTATATAAAGATTTCAAAGAAAAAGTTCATTACATCACAGAAGAAGAATTTAAAACTAAACAAATAAAAAGGAAATATGCAGGCGTCGACTGGGGATATGAGCATTATGGTTCTATTATGGTTGTAGCGGAAGACTTCGACGGAAACAAGTACGTTATTGAAGAACACGCACACAGACATAAAGAAATAGATGACTGGGTAGCTATTGCAAAAGGAGTTATAAAAAGGCATGGCGATATTCTTTTTTATTGTGATACAGCTAGACCTGAACATATTGAACGATTTAGAAGAGAGAAGATAAAAGCAAGATATGCTGACAAAGCTGTTATTGCTGGCATTGAAGTTATTTCTAGGTTATTCAAGTTAAATAAAATATTCATTATCAAAGAAAAAGTTAGTTTGTTTAAAGAAGAAATATACAACTACGTTTGGAAAGATAATGCAGACGAACCAGTTAAATTAAACGATGACACATTAGATGCGTTAAGATATGCAGTTTATACAGCTAATAAGCCAAGTGGCACAGGCTTTAATTAAAGGAGGTAATATTTTGTACCCTAGCCAACCAACACAAACAGAAATATTTGATGCTATTGTGAGGACTAACAATAAGCCAGAAACACTGGAAGAAATGATTGTCAGATATATAAAACAACATTTGGAGAAGTTACCTGAAATCTCAATCGGTCAAGAATATTATGAGCAACGTCCTGATATTGTTAAGGAACCTAAGCCAGTTGATGCTACAGGAGCAGTTGACCCATTGAAACCAGATGACAGAATGATTACCAACTTCCATGCTAACCTAGTAGATCAAAAAGTTTCTTATATTGTAGGTAAGCCTATCGCTTTTAAACATACAGATGATGAAGTAGTTAAACGTATTGATGAAGTTTTGGGCAATAGATTCGATGATAAGTTACACAGTGTACTAACAGGAGCCAGCAATAAAGGTATTGAATGGTTGCATCCTTACCTTGATGAAGAGGGAGAATTTAAGTTATTTAGAGTACCAGCAGAACAAGGTATTCCTATATGGACTGATAAAGAGCACGAAGAATTAGAGGCGTTTATCAGGATGTATAAATTGGAAAATGAAACTAAAGTTGAATACTGGGACAAAGTAACGGTTAATTACTACGTTTATGAAAATGGCTCGCTTATTCCGGATTACTCTAACAATTTGGAGAATTCAAAAACGCATTTTAGTACAGGGTCGTGGGGTAAGATTCCATTTATTCCATTCAAAAATAACGACTTAGAAATATCAGACATATTTATGTATAAAACATTGATTGATGCGTATAACAGGCGATTATCTGATTTATCCAATACTTTTAAAGATTCAAACGAATTAACGTATGTATTGAAGAACTACGATGACCAAAAGTTACCAGAATTTAAACGGTTACTACGTTATTACGGTGCGATAAAAGTATCAGATAACGGGGGTGTCGACACAATACAGGTAGAAGTACCAGTTGAAAACAGTAAGAAGTATTTAGATGAGTTATATCAAAAAATAATGTTGTTTGGTCAAGCGGTTGACTTTAGTTCTGATAAATTCGGTTCTGCTCCAAGTGGGGTTGCGTTAGAGTTTTTATATACTAACTTAAACTTGAAAGCGGATAAGTTAGCGCGTAAAGCTAAAGTTGCTATACAGGAGTTACTTTGGTTTGTGTTTGAGCACTTCGACATCAAAGGAGAACATAATGATGTCGATATTAGTTTCAACTACAACAAAGTAGCGAACACAGAATTACAAGTACAAACAGCTCAGCAATCTATGGGAATTGTAAGCCATGAAACTGTATTGGAAAATCACCCGTTTGTCGAAGATTTACAAGCAGAACTCGAACGAATAGAGCAAGAACAAATGGAGTACAACAAGCAACTGCCTAATTTAGATGACGGAGGTGCTGACGGTGCCCAACAACAAGAAAGATCTAACAATAAAGAATCAGAATGATATTGATGAGTATATCGACAGTCTAATCTCTAAAGCTGAGAAGCCTATAGAACAACTATTTGCTAATCGACTTAAAGAGATAAAACAAATCATCGCAGATATGTTTGAGAAGTATCAAAGTGATGATGTGTATGTTACATGGACTGAATTTAATAAATATAACAGGCTCAATAAGGAGTTAACTCGTATAGGTACTATGCTGACTGATGATTACAGGCAAATAGCTAAGATGATTCAGAAGTCGCAGGAAGATGCTTATATAGAAAAGTTCCTTATGAGCCTTTATTTATATGAGACGGTGAGTCAAACATCTATGCAGTTTGATGTTCCTAGCAAAGAAGTTATCACATCAGCTATTGAACAACCTATTGAGTTCATTCGATTAGTACCGACGCTACAGAAGCATCGTGATGAAGTGCTGAAAAAGATACGCTTACATATCACACAAGGCATTATGAGCGGAGAGGGCTACTCTAAAATAGCGAAAGCAATCCGTGATGATATTGGCATGTCTAAAGCTCAATCGTTGCGTGTGGCTCGTACAGAAGCAGGCAGAGCAATGTCACAAGCTGGACTTGATAGTGCATTGGTAGCTCAAAAGAATGGCTTACAGATGTATAAGTATTGGCAAGCTACTAAAGATACACGTACAAGAGACACACACAGGCATCTAGACGGTGCTAAGAAGAGAATAGACGAACCGTTCAAGTCGAGTGGTTGCATTGGACAAGCACCTAAGTTGTTCGTTGGTGTGAATAGTGCAAAAGAAAACATCAACTGTCGTTGTAAGCTTATGTATTACATTGACGAAAATGATTTGCCTAGTACAACAAGAGTACGTAAAGATGATGGCACAACCGAAGTAATACCACAAATGACTTATCGTGAGTGGGAGAAATATAAACGTAAAAGAAAGTAGTTTACTACTCGACCTTAGCATGTCGTTAAACTGCTTCTTTTTATACCAAAATTCTTCGTGGCGTTGCACGTAAAACTCGTAAAAAGGAGTAGTTTAAATGGATTTATACACATTGTTAGGACAATTTAAAGACGGAGAAATCGACAAGCAGAAGGTAATTGATGCGATTGACGAATCAAAATCGGGAATGGTACCACGTTCGAGACTGAACGACAAGAATACCGAAATTGAAGAGTTGAAAGAAGAGATTTCTAAACGTGATGAACAAATTGTCAAATTGCAAGACTCTGTTAAAGATGATAGCGAGATTCAAAAAGAACTCGAAGAATTAAAGAATCAAAATTCAGAGTTGGAGACAAAGTATAAAGAAACACAACTTAATAACGCAGTTAAGTTAGCGGTTGCTAAAGAAGCAAATGACGCTAACGACATTCTAGCATTCATCAATAAAGATGAACTGGAATTAGTAGACGACGGCACTGTAAAAGGTTTAGACAAAGCGATTGAAACGCTTAAAGAGTCTAAACCTTATTTATTTGCGTCGTCTAAGCCTGTAGGTAAAACACCACAAGGCGGAGGTAATCCGGACTCAAGTGTAACGAAAGAAAAGTTTGACAACATGAGTGTCGCTGAACGTAACGAATTGTATTTGAACGATCGTGAGACATTCGAAAAACTAGTTAATCAAAATTAAACAAAGAAAGAGGTATAAACATGCCACAAGGAGTTACTAAAACAAGTAATCAAATCATTCCAGAAGTACTAGCGCCTATGATGCAAGCGCAACTCGAAAAGAAATTGCGTTTCGCTTCATTTGCAGAAGTAGATAGCACATTACAAGGACAACCGGGAGACACTTTGACATTCCCAGCATTCGTTTATAGCGGAGATGCACAAGTAGTTGCAGAGGGCGAAAAAATCCCTACTGACATCTTAGAAACTAAAAAACGTGAGGCTAAAATCCGTAAAATTGCTAAAGGTACATCTATCACAGATGAGGCTTTATTAAGTGGTTACGGAGACCCTCAAGGCGAACAAGTACGTCAACACGGTTTAGCACATGCTAACAAAGTTGACAATGACGTATTAGAGGCTTTAATGGGAGCTAAACTTACTGTTAATGCGGACATCACTAAGTTAAACGGCTTACAATCAGCAATCGACAAATTTAACGATGAAGACTTAGAACCAATGGTTTTATTTGTTAATCCACTTGATGCTGGTAAGTTACGCGGAGATGCATCAACTAACTTTACACGTGCAACCGAATTAGGCGATGACATCATCGTTAAAGGTGCGTTTGGCGAAGCTCTAGGTGCTATCATTGTACGTACTAATAAGTTAGAAGCTGGCACAGCTATTTTAGCTAAAAAAGGTGCAGTTAAATTAATCTTGAAACGTGATTTCTTCTTAGAAGTAGCGCGTGACGCATCAACAAAAACAACTGCATTATACAGTGATAAGCACTATGTAGCATATTTATATGATGAATCTAAAGCAGTGAAAATCACTAAAGGTTCTGGAAGCTTAGAAATGTAATAGGAGGTAGTGACGTATGTATAAAGTAATCGAACGTTTTGAAGATGCACAAGACAATGGACATGAATATCAAGTGGGAGACATTTACCCACGTGATGGGTTAGAAGTATCAGAAGAACGGTTCACTGAATTATCTACAACAAACAACCGCCGTAACTTAATCGCTATCAAACTTGTTGAAGACGATACAACAGAACAGTCTGAGGCGAGCGCTGACGAGCAAAAAAGTTTATCTGATATGAAAGTAGCAGAATTAAAAGAACTTGCTAAAAAGCGTGAAATTAAAGGCTATAGCGATATGAAAAAAGATGAGCTTATCAAAGCTTTAGAGGGTGTTAAGTAATGGACGCAAAAGACGTCAAAATGATTAATGGACTTTCACTCAATGATTCGTCTAACGATGAGCAGATCGAATATCTTATTGAAGAATATAAAGGTGTTGCAGAAGATTATTGTAATCAGAAGTTTGATGACAAAGAAGTGCCGTCGGGTGTTAAGAAGTTTATTGCTGAATGTATCAAGTTTGGTACAACTGGCAATATCTCAGCGCGCACGATGGGCAACGTGAGTTATACCTATGTAACTGACATACCTAGTAGTGCTTATGCTTATCTAATGCCTTATCGTAAGTTAAGTTGGGGTAAGCGATATGTTTAATCCGTTTGATGAGTTTCCGCACACAATTGAAATTGGAGAGGTTGAAGTTGCAGGAACATTTCCTAAAGAATACGAGCGTTTTAAAAGTAACGAAACAATTAAAGGATTTATGGATACGCCTACATCAAGCGAGACACTCAAATTTCATCAAATGAGCAAAGACTTCGACCGTAACCTATATACGCCGTATCACATACCAATAACAAACAAAACTTTATTTAATTACGAGGGTAAAACGTACGAAGTTGTAGGCGAACCGGTCGACCAAGGCGGACAACATGAAATCAATTTAACTAGATTGAGGGTGCGATCTATTGGCAAAGGTTAAGTATGGTAATTGGGACTTAGTAAAAGAGTTGGAAAATTACGAGCGAGACATGGAGCGATGGGTCAAACGAGGTATAGCAAAGACTACTGCTAAGATTCACAATACAATCATTTCATTAATGCCAGTTGATACCGGATATCTTAGAGAAAGTGTAACAATGGACTTTAAAGACGGCGGTTTTACTGGTGTTATTAATATTGGTAGTGAATACGCAATATATGTCAATTATGGTACTGGTATATATTCAACAGGCGCTGGAGGTAGTAGAGCGAAAAAGATACCGTGGTCATACAAGGATGCAAACGGTAAGTGGCACACTACTAAAGGACAACATGCTCAACCTTTTTGGGAGCCGGCAATAGACGCTGGGCGAGCATTCTTTAATAAGTATTTTTCGTGAGGTGGTTAAGATATGTGGGTATCAGTTGAACGGTACTTATTTAACAAAGTATATAACAAATTAAAAAGTAACCCTATTATCCAAAAACAATTGGACGGTAGGGTTTTTGATTGCGTTCAAAAAGACGCTGTTTACCCATATATCGTTGTGGGTGAAACAAACGTCACTAACAAAGAAACGACCACGAGCATGGTCGAAGATGTCGGCATCACATTGCATGTTTATAGTCAAGCGCGTAATAGAGATGAGGCATCACAAATAATTCAATTTTTAGGCTTCGTCTTAAATAACGAAATCGAAATTGATTATTATTCATTCATTAAAAGTCGGATTGATACACAAGAAGTTATTACTGATATAGATCAGTACACTAAACACGGTATCATTCGGCTTGTTTTTAAATACAGACATAACACATTACAAAGGAGTGTAACGAATGGCGCAGGATAAATATATTGTCGCTCTCCAAATCGCTGATAAAGATTTAGCTAAGAAGCTAACTATCGAAGAAGCAACGCTTTTAGGTAGTTTAGCAGAGGGTGGGCACACTATCAGTAATGACCTTGCTGAAATCATTCAAGGCGGTAAGAAAGATTATAGCCGTAACTCTGTCGAAGAAGAAATCAAGTTAACGCTTGATGTCGTTCCGGGAGATAAAGGTCAATTAGCATTAAAAGAATCGGTTAAGCAATTCAAACAATTACGTGTTTGGATTTGGGAAACTAAAAAACGCGATGGCAAACATCACGGTGTATTCGCATATGTAGTTATCGAAGAGCACGAATGGTCATTTGATGACGAAGATAACAAAATCGAAATCACAGCGAAAGTTAAGTTCAATAGTGCAGACGGTACAATCAACGATTTACCAAAAGAATGGCTTAACCCTAGCGCATTGGCTCCAGTTGTTGAATTCGAAGACATGAACGCTTACGAAGATAGTTATGAAAACCGAACTAAAAAAACAACTGCTGGCAGTAGCGATTTAAGTATGTAATTAACGAGGGCATAAGCCCTCTATTTTTTTGTACAAAATAACGATAAACGAGGTATTTAATATGACTGAAACAACTTTTAATCCAATTACATCATTAACGATTAACAATGAAGAAGTGAAAGCAAAAGCAACATTTATGTTCGATAAAACCGCTAAAAAATTTGCAACTGAACAAGAAGATAACAAAGGTAGAAAACAAAAAACCTCAGGATTTACTAATGTTTATAACGCTTTATTAGAGCGTGACACAGTGGCAATTGTAGACTTTTGGGAATGCGCAACAGCTTATCTAGGTAAAAGCGCACCTAAAAGAGAAGATATTGAAGCGGAAATCATGGAAATCATCGAAAGAGAAAACGACACGTTAAATCTATTACAAGGTGCGTTGGACGTAATGAATAATAGTGGTTTTTTCAAGCAGAAATCACGTCTATTCTGGACACAGATGAACCAAGCGCCATCGTTAGCCAAAGAAGACGAGAAAGAGGGCGCGAAAGCTGGTATCGAGATGATGAAGAACAACTACAAAGAAATCATGACCGTAGCACCTTATTAGACTATTCGGAAATAAGGCAGATGACAAGTCGTTACATAGGTTATATGAGTAATGACGAGCTAATGAGCATGCTACCTGCCGAATGGAATGACTGGATTATTGGCGCTAGACAAGCATTGATTGACCAAAGGGACATCGCGTTGTACGGCGCTCAATATAATGCGGTCGCTCAAGCTGGTAAATCACTAAAACGTTTTGTTAGGCAGAACGAAAGAGAACATTATATTATTCGTGGTCAAGAAGACGAATATGAAAAAATGAAACAGCGTGAGCTAGCTAAAAACAAACGTAAAAGAGAAATACAAAAACAAGGGACTCGCAAGTTCCTTAACAGCTTAAAAACAAGTCATAAAGGAGGTTAGGCATGGAAAAGAATTTTCTAGCTCGTATTACAGCTATAATCAGTGATTTTAAAAGGAATATGAGAACTGCTCAACGTATGGCTAAAACTGATATACCGGACGAAATCAAGACAGAAGTTACAGCTAACATAAGAGATTACCAAAGAGAGTTAACGCGAGCTAAATCGATGGCTCAGCGATGGCGAGAACATAAAGTTAATATCGATGCAGATGCTAGCAAAGTGAAACAAGTCATATCGTTTGTTAAAGTAGAACTATCGAATATCAGACGTAAAAAAGTTGAAATTGATGGCGACGCAAGCGGATTAAAAAGAAATGTTGCGACTTCTAAAGCAATGTTAGCTGGTTGGCGCAAACACACTGTTAAATTAGATTTTGATACAACTGGAATGACGAAAATGCAAGTAGCGTTGACTGCTGGTAAAAGAGCGTTAGATCAGTATCAATCAACAATGGATGGCATCGCATCAAATATTAGAACTTTCGGTACTATCTTCGCACAACAAGTCAAAGGTTTAATGATTGCTAGTATACAAGCGTTAATACCAGTAATTGCTGGATTAGTTCCGGCTATTATGGCGGTACTTAATGCCGTTGGTGTATTAGGTGGTGGCGTCGTTGGTTTAGCTGGTGCATTCTCTGTAGCAGGTGTTGGAGCGGTTGGTTTCGGCGCAATGGCTATTACTGCACTAAAAATGGTAAAAGATGGAACATTAGCAGTAACAAAAGAAGTTCAAAACTTTAGAGATGCAAGCGATCAGTTAAAAACTACATGGCAAGGCATTGTAAAAGAGAATCAAGCAAGTATCTTTAATGCGATGTCAGCGGGTATCAGAGGCGTTACAAGTGCGATGTCGCAATTAAAACCTTTCTTATCCGAAGTATCTATGCTGGTAGAAGCGAACGCGCGCGAGTTTGAGGATTGGGTTAAACATTCTGAAACGGCTAAGAAAGCGTTTGAAGCATTGAATAGCATAGGTGGTGCAATCTTCGGAGATTTATTGAACGCTGCAGGACGATTTGGCGACGGATTAGTTAACATTCTCACTCAATTAATGCCATTGTTCAAATTCGTGTCTCAAGGATTACAGAACATGTCTATAGCTTTCCAAAATTGGGCTAATAGTGTAGCTGGTCAGAATGCTATTAAAGCGTTTATTGACTATACTACCACTAATTTACCTAAGATTGGCCAGATATTTAGCAATGTATTTGCTGGTATTGGTAATTTAATGATTGCTTTTGCTCAAAACAGTTCTAATATTTTTGATTGGTTAGTTAAATTAACTTCTCAATTCAGAGCATGGTCAGAACAAGTAGGACAATCACAAGGGTTCAAAGACTTTATCAGTTACGTTCAAGAGAATGGTCCTACTATTATGCAGTTAATCGGTAATATCGTAAAAGCGTTAGTAGCATTTGGTACTGCAATGGCTCCTATAGCTAGTAAATTATTAGATTTCATCACTAATTTAGCTGGTTTCATTGCTAAGCTGTTTGAAACACATCCAGCAGTAGCGCAGATTATTGGTGTTATCGGTATTTTAGGTGGCGTATTTTGGGCTTTAATGGCTCCGATCGCAGCTGTTAGCAGTGTGTTAAGTAATGTGTTTAGTATGACTTTATTGAATGTTGTCAAAAGAATACTGGATTTAACTAGAATAACTGGGGTGGTAAGTAAAGCGTTCGGTTTATTGACTGGTGCTTTCACAAGTATTTCTTGGCCAATATTAGCAGTAGTTGCAGTCATTGGTGTATTCATTGGTATTCTTGTTTATTTATGGAAAACAAACGAGAATTTCAGAAAAACAATAACAGAAGCGTGGAACGGTGTTAAAACGGCGGTTTCTGGTGCGATTCAAGGTGTAGTTGGCTGGTTAACTGAATTGTGGGGCAAAATCCAATCTACCTTACAACCGATAATGCCTATATTGCAAGTTTTAGGGCAAATATTCATGCAAGTTTTAGGTGTTTTGGTAATAGGTATCATCACAAACGTTATGAATATCATACAGGGTTTGTGGACGTTAATTACAATTGCATTCCAAGCCATAGGAACAGTGATATCCGTGGCAGTCCAAATCATAGTAGGTTTATTCACTGCTTTAATTCAGTTGCTTACTGGCGACTTCTCAGGTGCTTGGGAGACTATTAAAACTACGGTTACCAATGTACTTGATACGATTTGGCAATACATGCAATCAGTTTGGGAGTCAATCATCGGCTTTTTAACTGGCGTAATGAATCGAACACTTTCTATGTTTGGTACAAGTTGGTCGCAGATATGGAGTACAATCACTAATTTTGTTAGCAGTATTTGGAACAGTGTTACAAGTTGGTTTAGTCGTGTTGCTTCGAGTGTGGCCGAAAAAATGGGACAAGCACTAAACTTTATTATCACAAAAGGTTCTGAATGGGTTTCTAATATTTGGAATACTGTTACAAGTTTCGCAAGTAAAGTAGCTGATGGATTTAAAAGAGTTGTCTCAAATGTAGGCGACGGCATGAAAAACGCGCTTGATAAGATTAAAAGCTTTTTCAGCGATTTTTTAAATGCCGGAGCAGAATTAATAGGCAAAGTAGCTGAGGGTGTAGCTAACGCTGCGCACAAAGTAGTCAGTGCGGTAGGCGATGCGATTTCATCAGCGTGGGACTCAGTAACTTCATTCGTAAGTGGACACGGTGGAGGTAGCGGTTTAGGTAAAGGTTTAGCGGTATCACAAGCTAAAGTAATGGCTACTAGCTTCGGTAAAACGTTCACAAGTGAGTTAGGTTCAACGTTGACAGATGGATTCAACGACAGTTTAACACCAAGCGTTGACGGCCATATGACAAACGATGTGCAACATAGCATGAAAGAAAATAACAGACCTATTGTTAATGTAACTGTTAGAAACGAGGGCGATCTAAACATGATTAAATCTCACATTGACGATATGGATGCAAAAGATGGTAGTTTCAACTTAATGTAAGGGAGGTTTGTTTATTGATAGCCCATGATGTAGAAATTATTAAAAATGGTGTGAAGTATCGTGTCAGTGACAATCCTCACACTTACAAACACTTAAGAGTGCTTGATTACAACGTTATCGGTTCGGGTTACAAAAGGAATTATTCGCCTTTAGATGGTGTTGATGGACGTTTTCACAATTACGCTAAAGAGGAATATAAAAAAGTTGAATTAAGGTTGAGGTATGAAGTACCTAAAATTGCTTATGCCTCACATCTTAAATCAGACATTCAAACATTGTTTTATGGTCGCTTTTACCTAAGAGAATTGGCAACGCCGGATAACACTATCAAATTTGAAAATATGTTCGAACCATTAGAACAAGAATTTGAATTAGATTATGTTGATGGTAGACAACTATTTGTTGGATTAGTTAGCGAAGTATCTTTTGACACAACTAAGACATCAGGAGAAATCACGTTGACCTTTGAGACGACAGAATTGCCGTTCTTTGAAAGTATCGGCTATAGCACTGATTTAGAAAGTGATAACGATTTAGAAAAATGGTCAGTACCGGACAGAATAGCGCTAAATGAAAATGATAGAAGTAGACAAATGACATTCTATAATACGAGTTCTGGAGATGTTTATTACAACGGAGATGTAGCATTAACGCAGTTCAACCAATTCAATGTAGTTGAAATTGAATTAGCCGAAGATGTTAAAGCTGATGATAAAGACGGTTTCACTTTCTATATGGATAAAGGAAATATCTCAGTAATTAAAGATGTCGATTTAAAAGCAGGCGATAAAATCATTTTTGATAACAAGCACACATATAAAGACAATTTAAATATTGACCTATACAACAAGACGTTAGAACAACCGGTGTTGTATCCCGGTTGGAATCATTTTAAAGCCAACAGACTTATGAAAAAGATAGTCTTTAGACACAAATTATATTACAGATAAGGAGTAGCATATGCCGGTATTATTAAAAAGTTTGCAAGGCGTCGGTCATGCGATTTATGTTAATACAAAATTAAATGAAAAATTGAATGAAGATAGCACGTTAGACATTGATATGATAGAAAATGCCAGCACTTTCGACGCAATCGGCGCTATTACAAAGATGTGGACTATCACAAATGTAAAGGGGGAAGATGACCTCAATGAATATGTGATAGTAATGCTTGATAAATCAACGATTGGAAACAAAATCAAACTTAGTATCAAAGCGAGACAAAAAGAATTAGATGATCTAAACAATTCTAGGATTTACCAAGAATATAACGAAAGTTTCACAGGCGTAGAGTTTTTTAACACTGTATTTAAAGGAACTGGTTATAAGTACGTATTGCACACTAAGGTTGACGCATCAAAGTTCGAGGGGTTAGGTAAGGGAGACACAAGACTTGAGATATTCAAAAAAGGGCTTGAACGCTATCATCTCGAATATGAGTACGACGCTAAAACAAAAACATTTCACTTGTATGACGAATTATCAAAAGTAGCAAACTACTATATTAAATCAGGTGTAAATGCTGATAACGTCAAAATTCAAGAAGATGCTTCTAAATGCTACACATATATAAGAGGTTATGGCGACTTTGACGGTCAACAAACTTTTACAGAGGCTGGATTACAATTCGAATTCACACACCCATTAGCACAACTGATTGGGAAAAGGGAAGCGCCTCCGTTAATAGATGGACGTATAAAAAAAGAGGATGTTTTAAAAAAATCAATGGAGCTAGTGATAAAGAAAAGTGTCACTGCTTCTATTTCTTTGGACTTCGTAGCACAGCCTGAGCATTTTCTAGAGGCTAATCCTAGAATTGGCGATGTCGTAAGAGTGGCCGAACCAACTATAGGCTATAACGACTTAGTAAGAATAGTCGAGATTACTACACATAGAGATGCATATAACAACATCATCAAACAAGATGTAGTATTAGGCGATTTTACAATGCGTGACAGATATAGAAAAGCTATCCATGAAGCTACGAACTATGTTAAGAATGTAAAAACAACTAAGTCAGACCCAGCTAAGTACTTGAGAGAACTAAACACTAAAGTCAACGCTAGTTTATCTATAAATAATGAGTTAGTTAAGCAGAATGAAAAAATAAACGCAAAAGTCGATAAGATGAGTACTAAAACAGTTACAACTGCGAATGGCACGATCATGTACGACTTTACGAGTCAATCAAGTATAAGAAATATCAAATCTATTGGAACGATTGGCGATTCTGTAGCTAGAGGGTCTCATGCAAAAACTAATTTCACAGAAATGTTAGGCAAGAAATTAAAAGCGAAAACGACCAACCTTGCAAAAGGTGGCGCAACTATGGCAACAGTTCCAATAGGTAAAGAAGCGGTAGAAAACAGCATTTATAGACAAGCAGAGCAAATAAGAGGAGACCTAATCATATTACAAGGCACTGATGATGACTGGTTACACGGTTATTGGGCAGGCGTACCGATAGGCACTGATAAAACGGATACAAAAACGTTTTACGGTGCCTTTTGTTCTGCAATTGAAGTTATTAGAAAGAATAATCCAGATTCAAAAATACTAGTGATGACAGCTACAAGACAATGCCCTATGAGTGGTACAACAATACGCCGTAAAGACACGGACAAAAACAAACTAGGGTTAACACTTGAGGACTATGTAAACGCTCAAATATTAGCTTGTAGTGAGTTAGATGTACCAGTGTTTGACGCATATCACACAGATTACTTTAAGCCATACAATCCAGCTTTTAGGAAAGCGAGCATGGAGGACGGCTTACACCCTAACGAAAAAGGTCACGAGGTTATTATGTACGAGTTAATCAAGGATTATTACAGTTTTTACGACTAAAGGAGGCAACCAATGGCTTACGGATTAATAACAAGTTTGCATTCTACCACTGGCGCAAAAGTAGTTGCTCAGCACGAGTACAACTATCGATTACTTGATAATGGAATGAGCAAACTTGAGAAAATGTTTATATATCATCAAAAAGAAGAAATATATGCACACACAGCTAACCAAATTAAATATTTGAATGGTAGTGTCTCAGACTTTTTAGCTTATTTAAATGGTCGATTCAGCAACATGGTACTAGGACATAACGGCGACGGTATCAATGAAGTAAAAGACGCGCGTGTTGATAATACAGGATACGCGCACCCAACATTACAAGATCGTTTGTATCATGATTATGCAACGTTAGACGAATTCACTAAAACAGTTAAAAAGTCAGTTGATGATAATTACAAAGAATATAGAGCTACAGAATACCGATTTGAACCAAAAGAGCAAGAACCGGAATTTATCACTGATTTATCGCCATATACAAATGCAGTAATGCAATCATTTTGGGTAGACCCTAGAACGAAAATTATTTATATGACGCAAGCTCGTCCAGGTAATCATTACATGTTATCTAGATTGAAGCCCAACGGACAATTTATTGATAGATTGCTTGTTAAAAACGGCGGTCACGGTACACACAATGCGTATAGATACATTGATGGAGAATTATGGATTTATTCAGCTGTATTGGACAGTAACAAAAACAACAAGTTTGTACGTTTCCAATATAGAACTGGAGAAATAACTTATGGTAATGAAATGCAAGATGTCATGCCGAATATATTTAACGACAGATATACGTCAGCGATTTATAATCCGGTAGAAAATTTAATGATTTTTAGACGTGAATATAAACCCACTGAAAGACAACTTAAGAATTCGTTGAACTTTGTTGAGGTTAGAAGTGCTGACGATATTGATAAAGGTATAGACAAAGTATTGTATCAAATGGATATACCTATGGAATACACTTCAGATACACAACCTATGCAAGGTATCACTTATGATGCAGGTATCTTATATTGGTATACAGGTGATTCGAATACAGCCAACCCTAACTACTTACAAGGTTTCGATATAAAAACAAAAGAATTGTTATTTAAACGACGTATCGATATTGGTGGTGTGAATAATAACTTTAAAGGAGACTTCCAAGAAGCTGAGGGTCTAGATATGTATTACGATCTAGAAACAGGACGCAAAGCGCTTTTAATAGGGGTAACTATTGGACCTGGTAACAACAGACATCACTCAATTTATTCCATCGGCCAAAGAGGTGTTAACCAATTCTTAAAAAACATCGCACCTCAAGTATCAATGACTGATTCAGGCGGACGTGTTAAACCGTTACCAATACAGAACCCAGCATATCTAAGTGATATTACGGAAGTTGGTCATTACTATATCTATACGCAAGACACACAAAATGCATTAGATTTCCCGTTACCGAAAGCGTTTAGAGATGCAGGTTGGTTCTTTGATGTACTGCCTGGACACTATAATGGTGCTCTAAGACAAGTACTTACCAGAAACAGCACAGGTAGAAATATGCTTAAATTCGAACGTGTCATTGACATTTTCAATAAGAAAAACAACGGAGCATGGAATTTCTGTCCGCAAAACGCCGGTTATTGGGAACATATCCCTAAGAATATTACAAAATTATCAGATTTAAAAATCGTTGGTTTAGATTTCTATATCACTACTGAAGAATCAAAACGATTTACTGATTTTCCTAAAGACTTTAAAGGTATTGCAGGTTGGATATTAGAAGTAAAATCGAATACACCGGGTAACACAACACAAGTATTAAGACGTAATAACTTCCCGTCTGCACATCAATTTTTAGTTAGAAACTTTGGTACTGGTGGCGTTGGTAAATGGAGTTTATTCGAGGGAAAGGTGGTTGAATAATGGTAGTAGATAATTTTTCGAAAGACGATAACTTAATCGAGTTACAAACAACATCACAATATAATCCAATTATTGACACAAACATCAGTTTCTATGAATCAGATAGAGGAACTGGTGTTTTAAATTTTGCAGTAACTAAGAATAACAGACCGTTATCTATAAGTTCTGAACATGTTAAGACATCTATCGTGTTAAAAACCGATGATTATAACGTAGATAGAGGCGCTTATATTTCAGACGAATTAACGATAGTAGACGCAATTAATGGGCGTTTGCAGTATGTGATACCGAATGAATTTTTAAAACATTCAGGCAAGGTGCATGCTCAGGCATTCTTTACACAAAACGGGAGTAATAATGTTGTTGTTGAACGTCAATTTAGCTTCAATATTGAAAATGATTTAGTTAGTGGGTTTGATGGTATAACAAAGCTTGTTTATATCAAATCTATTCAAGATACTATCGAAGCTGTCGGTAAAGACTTTAACCAATTAAAGCAAAATATGGCTGATACACAAACGTTAATAGCAAAAGTGAATGATAGTGCGACAAAAGGCATTCAACAAATCGAAATCAAGCAAAACGAAGCTATACAAGCTATTACTGCGACGCAAACTAGTGCAACACAAGCTGTTACAGCTGAATTCAGTAAAATAGTTGAAAAGGAGCAAGCGATATTTGCGCGTGTCAATGAAGTTGAGAAACAAATCAATGGTGCTGACCTTGTCAAAGGTAACACAACGACAAATTGGCAAAAATCAAAAATTACTGATGATTATGGTAAAGCAATTGAATCGTCTGAACAGTCCATAGATAGCGTTTTAAGCGCAATTAATACATCTAGGATTATTCATATCACTAGCGCGACAGATGCGCCCTCGTTTAAAGATATAGGCACTTTAGAGACGCCTAAAGAAGATGGCGTTGATGATGGTTCTGAAGTTTCAGCAACTACGAATACTTTAGGGAAATCAGGCTTGTTAGTTGTCTATGTTGTTGATGATAGTACGGCACGTGCAACATGGTATCCAGACGATTCAAATGATGAGTACACAACATATAAAATCGGTGGCACATGGTATCAGTTCTATAAAAAAGTTGACGAAGAATTAACGAAGAAATTTGTTAAAGAAACATCTAACAATGCTTTAAATCAAGCTAAGCAGTATGTAGATGATAAATTCGGAACAACGAGTTGGCAACAACATAAGATGACAGAGGCGAACGGTCAATCAATACAAGTTAACTTAAACAATGCGCAAGGCGATTTAGGCTATTTAACTGCTGGTAATTACTATGCAACAAGAGTGCCGGATTTACCAGGTAGCGTTGAAAGTTATGAAGGTTATTTATCGGTATTCGTTAAAGATGATACAAACAAGCTATTTAACTTCACGCCTTATAACTCTAAAAAGATTTACACACGATCAATCACAAACGGAAGACTTGAGCAACAGTGGACAGTTCCTAATGAACATAAGTCAACGGTATTGTTCGACGGTGGAGCAAATGGTGTAGGTACAACAATCAATCTAACCGAACCGTACACAAACTATTCTATTTTGTTGGTAAGTGGAACTTATCCAGGTGGCGTTATTGAGGGATTCGGACTAACCGCATTACCTAACGCGATTCAATTGAGTAAAGCCAATGTAGTTGACTCAGACGGCAACGGTGGCGGTATTTATGAGTGTTTACTATCCAAAACAAGTAGCACTACTTTAAGAATAGATAACGATGTGTACTTTGATTTAGGTAAAACATCAGGTTCTGGAGCGAATGCCAACAAAGTTACTATAACTAAAATTATGGGGTGGAAATAATGAAAATCACAGTAAATGATAAAAATGAAGTTATCGGATACGTTAATACTGGCGGTTTACGCAATAGTTTAGATGTAGACGATAACAATGTGCCTATCAAATTCAAAGAAGAGTTTGAACCTAGAAAGTTTGTTTTCACTAACGGCGAAATTAAATACAATAGCAATTTCGAAAAAGAAGACGTACCGAATGCATCAAACCAACAAAGTGCGTCAGATTTAAGTGATGAGGAACTTCGCGGAATGGTTGCAAGTATGCAAATGCAGATGACGCAAGTGAACATGTTGACAATGCAATTGACGCAACAAAACGCTATGTTAACACAACAGTTGACCGAACTGAAAACTAACAAAACAAATACTGAGGGGGGACGTTTAAATGATGAAGATGATTTATCCAACTTTTAAAGACATTAAAACTTTTTATGTGTGGGGTTGCTATAAAAATGAGCAAATTAAGTGGTACGTAGACATGGGTGTAATCGACAAAGAAGAATATGCATTGATCACTGGTGAAAAATATCCAGAGGCAAAAGATGAAAAGTCACAGGTGTAATGCTTGAGGCTTTTTAATTTAACACAAAGTAGGTGGCGTAATGTTTGGATTTACCAAACGGCACGAACATGAATGGCGAATTAGAAGATTAGAAGAGAATGATAAAACAATGCTTAGCACTCTCAATGAGATTAAATTAGGTCAAAAAACTCAAGAGCAAGTTAACATTAAATTAGATAAAACTTTAGATGCTATCCAGAGGGAAAGACAGATAGACGAAAAAAATAAGAAAGAAAACGACAAAAATATACGCGATATGAAAATGTGGATTCTCGGTTTGATAGGGACTATCTTCAGTACGATTGTCATAGCTTTACTAAGAACTATTTTTGGTATTTAAAGGAGGTGATTACCATGCTTAAAGGGATTTTAGGATATAGCTTCTGGGCGTGCTTCTGGTTTGGTAAATGTAAATAACAGTTAAGAGTCAGTGCTTCGGCACTGGCTTTTTATTTTGATTGAAATGAGGTGCATACATGGGATTACCTAACCCAAAGACTAGAAAGCCTACAGCTAGTGAAGTGGTGGAGTGGGCAAAGTCGAATATTGGTAAGAGGATTAATATAGATAATTATCGTGGTGCTTAATTAAGGGTTCCACGTAAAAAAATAATGTGAATTGCTGGAACACCCTTAGAGTCTTAATAACTACAACGTAATTGGCAACGATAAGCGTGAATGTTAAAAAATATTAAGAATTGGGCAATCAGCAGCGAAGCCTCTATGGTAACAGTAGAGGAACGTTCAACGACTAAGTGCTACAAATTTGTAGACAGTGCATTAAATATTCATATGTGATACAATGTTTTTGACGATTAACGAGGAGTGGTCAAATGGACATTGTGGGTATGCAGTTTAATTATTTAAAAGTATTGGAATTTTATGGTAGAAATAAACATAAAAAGAAGTTATATAAATGCTTATGTACAAGATGTGGTAATGAAAAAATTATGATCGGTACTGCAGTGAAAAACGGGTATTCTAAAAGTTGTGGTTGTCTAGCGAAAGATAACCATCATAAAAAACACGGAATGACAGGCACTTTAATTTATCATAAATGGAAAGCCATGAAACAAAGATGCTATAATCATAATTATGATTTTTATAATGCGTATGGTGGTAGGGGAATAAAGGTTTGTGATGAATGGAAAGATGACTTTATGCAATTCTATAAAGATATGGGAGATGTGCCTTTCGAAGGTGCTGAACTAGATAGAATTGATAATGACGATGATTATAAACCTTCAAATTGTCGATGGGTAAGCCATAAAGAAAACTCAAATAATCGCAGGAAATATCACAATAAAACAGGATATACTGGTGTCACTTTTAAACCTAAAATAAATAAGTATCAAGCTCAATTGTACAAAAACAAAAAATTTATATACTTAGGTGTTTACGAAACTGCAGAAGAAGCGTATTTAGCGTATAAAAAAGCTAAAAATGAATATTAAGATATAGTCTAGTCTCATGTGAAAGCATGAGGCTCTTTTTATAGAGCGGTTTAACGTTATACAAGCGCGTTGAGAAATCAATACAGGGAAAGACGTTAAATTAAATACAAACGCAATGTTGGGATACACCTAACTTTATTTTTAAAAGATATTGGGGTTTTGTAACATGGGGCAATGCTAAGGATATGGCTAATTATAGATATCCTAAGGGTTTCCGATTCTATCGTTATTCATCTGGATTTGTACCGGAACCTGGAGACATCGCAGTTTGGCACCCTGGCAACGGAATAGGTTCGGACGGACACACCGCAATAGTAGTAGGACCATCTAATAAAAGTTATTTTTATAGCGTTGACCAAAACTGGGTTAATTCTAATAGTTGGACAGGTTCTCCGGGAAGTTTAGTAAGACACCCTTATGTAAGTGTTACAGGCTTTGTCAGACCTCCATATTCAAAAGATACTAGCAAACCTAGTAGTACTGATACAAGTTCAGCATCAAAAGCCAATGACTCAACAATTACTGGCGAAGCGAAGAAACCGCAATTTAAAGAAGTTAAAACAGTAAAATACACTGCTTACAGCAATGTTTTAGATAAAGAAGAGCACTTCATTGATCATATAGTTGTAATGGGTGATGAACGCTCAGATATTCAAGGATTATATATAAAAGAATCAATGCATATGCGTTCTGTAGACGAACTGTATACGCAAAGAAATAAGTTTATAAGCGATTATGAAATACCACATTTATATGTCGATAGAGAGGCTACATGGCTTGCTAGACCAACCAATTTTGATGACCCGCGTCACCCTAATTGGCTAGTTATTGAAGTATGTGGTGGTCAAACAGATAGTAAGCGTCAATTCTTAATGAACCAAATACAAGCTTTAATACGGGGTGTATGGTTGTTGTCAGGAATAGATAAAGAATTATCTGAAACGACGTTAAAGGTAGACCCTAATATTTGGCGTAGTATGAAAGATTTAATTAATTACGACTTGATTAAGCAAGGTATACCGGATAACGCAAAGTATGAGCAAGTTAAAAAGAAAATGCTTGAGACATACATTAAACGAGATATATTGACACGAGAAAATATAAAAGAAGTAACGACAAAAACAACAATAAGAATTAGTGATAAAACATCAGTTGACAGTGCGTCCACACGAGGCCCTACTCCATCAGACGAAAAACCAAGCATCGTTACTGAAACAAGTCCATTCACATTCCAGCAAGCACTGGATAGACAAATGTCTAGGGGTAACCCGAAAAAATCTCATACATGGGGCTGGGCTAATGCAACACGAGCACAAACGAGCTCGGCAATGAATGTTAAGCGAATATGGGAAAGTAACACGCAATGCTATCAAATGCTTAATTTAGGCAAGTATCAAGGCATTTCAGTTAGTGCGCTTAACAAAATACTTAAAGGAAAAGGAACGCTCGACGGACAAGGCAAAGCATTCGCGGAAGCTTGTAAGAAAAACAACATTAACGAAATTTATTTGATCGCGCACGCTTTCTTAGAAAGTGGATACGGAACAAGTAACTTCGCTAGTGGTAGATACGGTGCATATAATTACTTCGGTATTGGTGCATTCGACAACGACCCTGATTATGCAATGACGTTTGCTAAAAATAAAGGTTGGACAACTCCAGCAAAAGCAATCATGGGCGGTGCTAGCTTCGTAAGAAAGGATTACATCAATAAAGGTCAAAACACATTGTACCGAATTAGATGGAATCCTAAGAATCCAGCTACCCACCAATACGCTACTGCTATAGAGTGGTGCCAACATCAAGCAAGTACAATCGCTAAGTTATATAAACAAATCGGCTTAAAAGGTATCTACTTTATAAGAGATAAATATAAATAAAGAGGTGTATAAATGTACAAAATAAAAGATGTTGAAACGAGAATAAAAAATAATGGTGTTGACTTAGGTGACATTGGCTGTCGATTTTACACTGAAGATGAAAATACAGCATCTATAAGAATAGGTATCAATGACAAACAAGGTCGTATCGATCTAAAAGCACATGGCTTAACACCTAGATTGCATTTGTTTATGGAAGATGGCTCTATATTCAAAAATGAGCCCCTTATTATCGACGATGTTGTAAAAGGGTTCATTACCTACAAGATACCTAAAAAGGTTATCAAACACGCTGGTTATGTTCGTTGTAAGCTGTTTTTAGAGAAAGAAGAAGAAAAAATACATGTCGCGAACTTTTCTTTCAATATCGTTGATAGTGGCATTGAATCTGCTGTAGCAAAAGAAATCGATGTTAAATTGGTAGATGATGCTATTACGAGAATTTTAAAAGATAACGCGACAGATTTATTGAGCAAAGACTTTAAAGAGAAAATAGATAAAGATGTCATTTCTTACATCGAAAAGAATGAAAGTAGATTTAAAGGTGCGAAAGGTGATAAAGGCGAACCGGGACAACCTGGTGCAAAAGGTGAAGCAGGTAAAAAAGGAGAACAAGGCGCACCCGGTAAAAACGGTACTGTAGTATCAATCAATCCTGACACTAAAATGTGGCAAATTGATGGTAAAGATACAGATATCAAAGCAGAACCTGAGTTATTGGACAAAATCAATATCGCAAATGTTGAAGGGTTAGAAGATAAATTGCAAGAAGTTGAAAAAATCAAAGATACAACTCTCAACGACTCTAAAACGTATACGGATACAAAAATTGCTGAACTAGTTGATAGCGCGCCTGAATCTATGAACACATTAAGAGAATTAGCAGAAGCAATACAAAACAACTCTATTTCAGAAAGTGTATTGCAACAGATTGGCTCAAAAGTTAGTACAGAAGATTTTGAGAAATTCAAACAAACACTAAATGATTTATATGCTCCAAAAAATCATAATCATGACGAGCGGTATGTTTTGTCATCTCAAGCTTTTACTAAACAACAAGCGGATAATTTATATCAACTAAAAAGCGCATCTCAACCGACGGTTAAAATTTGGACAGGAACAGAAAATGAATATAACTATATATATCAAAAAGACCCTAATACACTTTATTTAATTAAGGGGTGATTTTTATGGAAGGTAATTTTAAAAATGTAAAGAAGCTTATTTACGAAGGCGAAGAATATACAAAAATATATGCTGGAAATATCCAAGTATGGAAAAAGCCTTCATCTTTTGTAATAAAACCCTTACCTAAAAATAAATATCCGGATAGCATAGAAGATTCAACAGCAAAATGGACAATAAATGGAGTTGAACCTAATAAAAGTTATCAGGTGACAATAGAAAATGTACGTAGCGGTATAATGAGGGTTTCGCAAACTAATTTAGGTTCAAGTGATTTAGGAATATCAGGAGTCAATAGCGGAGTTGCAAGTAAAAATATCAACTTTAGTAATCCTTCAGGGATGTTGTATGTCACTATAAGTGATGTTTATTCAGGATCTCCGACATTGACCATTGAATAATTTTAAACGACTAATTTTTTAGTCGTTTTTTATTTTGGATAAAAGGAGCAAACAAATGGATATTAACTGGAAATTGAGATTCAAAAACAAAGCAGTACTAACTGGTTTAGTTGGAGCATTGTTGCTATTTATCAAGCAAGTCACGGATTTATTCGGATTAGATTTATCTACTCAATTAAATCAAGCTAGCGCAATTATAGGCGCTATCCTCACGTTACTTACAGGTATTGGCGTTATTACTGACCCAACGTCAAAAGGCGTCTCAGATTCATCTATAGCACAGACATATCAAGCGCCTAGAGATAGTAGCAAAGAAGAACAACAGGTTACTTGGAAAACATCTCAAGACAGTAATTTAACGCCAGAATTAAGTACAAAAGCACCGAAAGAATATGATACATCACAGCCGTTTACAGACGCCTCTAACGATGTTGGTTTTGACGTGAATGAGTATCATCATGGAGGTGGCGACGATGCAAGCAAAATTAACTAAAAAAGAGTTTATAGAATGGTTGAAAACTTCTGAGGGAAAACAATTTAATGCAGATTTATGGTATGGATTTCAGTGTTTCGACTATGCCAATGCTGGCTGGAAAGTTTTGTTCGGATTACTCCTAAAAGGTTTAGGCGCAAAAGATATTCCATTCGCTAACAACTTCGACGGATTAGCTACTGTATACCAAAATACACCGGACTTCTTAGCACAACCTGGCGACATGGTTGTATTCGGTAGCAACTACGGTGCTGGATATGGTCACGTTGCATGGGTAATTGAAGCAACTTTAGATTACATCATTGTATATGAGCAGAATTGGCTAGGCGGTGGCTGGACTGACGGAATCGAACAACCCGGCTGGGGTTGGGAAAAAGTTACAAGACGACAACATGCTTATGATTTCCCTATGTGGTTTATCCGTCCGAATTTTAAAAGTGAGACAGCGCCACGATCAGTTCAATCTCCTACACAAGCACCTAAAAAAGAAACAGCTAAGCCACAACCTAAAGCAGTAGAACTTAAAATCATCAAAGATGTGGTTAAAGGTTATGACCTACCTAAACGTGGTGGTAATCCTAAGGGTATAGTTATTCATAACGACGCAGGAAGCAAAGGGGCAACAGCAGAAGCGTATCGAAACGGATTAGTTAACGCACCTTTATCAAGATTAGAAGCGGGTATTGCGCATAGTTATGTATCAGGTAACACAGTGTGGCAAGCTTTAGATGAATCGCAAGTAGGTTGGCATACTGCTAACCAATTAGGCAATAAATATTATTACGGTATTGAAGTGTGTCAATCAATGGGAGCGGATAATGCGACGTTTTTAAAAAATGAACAGGCGACTTTCCAAGAATGCGCTAGATTGTTGAAAAAATGGGGATTACCAGCAAACAGAAATACAATCAGATTACACAACGAATTCACTTCAACATCATGCCCACACAGAAGCTCAGTATTGCACACTGGTTTTGACCCAGTAACTCGTGGCCTATTGCCGGAAGATAAACAATTACAACTTAAAGACTACTTTATCAAGCAAATTAGAGTGTATATGGACGGTAAGATACCAGTTGCCACTGTCTCTAATGAGTCAAGCGCTTCAAGTAATACAGTTAAACCAGTTGCGAGTGCATGGAAACGTAATAAATATGGTACTTACTACATGGAAGAAAGTGCTAGATTCACAAACGGTAATCAACCAATCACTGTAAGAAAAATAGGACCATTCTTATCATGCCCGGTAGCTTACCAATTCCAACCTGGTGGATATTGTGATTATACAGAAGTGATGTTACAAGATGGTCATGTTTGGGTAGGATATACATGGGAGGGGCAACGTTATTACTTGCCTATTAGAACATGGAATGGTTCTGCCCCACCTAATCAGATATTAGGTGACTTATGGGGAGAAATCAGTTAGAATGACATAGTCATGTCTATTTGAGCAGGTGCGTTACATACCTGCTTTCTATTTACATTTAAAGATAAAATGTGCTATTATTTTACTAGAACTTTTTAACATTTCTCTCAAGATTTAAATGTAGATAACAGGCAGGTACTACGGTACTTGCCTATTTTTTATGCAAATTTAAAAAAACACTTGCTTAATAAACAATTGTTTAGTATAATTATATTTGTAGGTTAGTTGATGACTTACAAATTATGTGTAAGGAGGTGAAAAGCCTCATGCTAGACATAATAAAAACACTTCTAGAACATCAAGTATTGGCAGTACTGATAATTCCAGAAGTGTTAAAACAACTTAGAGAATGGCATCTCGGCTACCTAGACCGAAAGCCAAACAACAAAGATTAACATTATGCTTGGAGCCTGATGGCTCCTCCTTACACTTATATAATATAATATTATTTGGAGGTTTTCAATTATGACAGAACAAATGTATTTAATATTGTTTTTATTAAGCCTACCATTGTTATTATTTATCGGGAGAAAAACACATTTTTATTGTTTAGATAAAAAGAATGGACGTAGATAATATGAGTGATTATAAATTAAAAATAATTGAATTGATCAAAAGTGATATAACAGGTTACCAAATTCACAAACAAACTGGCGTAGCGCAATATGTAATTTCACAATTAAGGCAAGGAAAGCGCGAAGTAGATAACTTAACTTTAAATACAACTGAAAAACTATACAGTTACGCACGACAAGTGTTATAA